TAGTGCAGAGGCAGATGACATTATTGGTTCTGTTGTATTTCACTGGACGCCACACTTCAAAGAAACTCAAGAAAGAATTATGATTATATCTAGTGATAAAGACTTTGCTCAACTACACAAATATGATTATGTCGACCAACATAGTCCGATTGCAAAGATGTTAATCACCTTTTCGGGTGGTAATAAATACATTAAAGAACATATTCTAAAGGGCGATAGGAGCGATGGTGTTCCTAATATTTTATCTGGTGATGATGTATTTGCTGAGGGGTTAAGACAAAAACCTTTATCAAAGAAAAAAATATCTGAATGGTTAGATATGAATCCAGAAGATTTTTGTGATGAGAATATGTTAAGGAATTATCAAAGAAATGAAAAACTAATTTCTTTAAAACATATGCCGACTGAGGTTATGCAATCTTGTTGGAAAGAGTTTAATAAAGGAAGAAATGAAATTAGTCGTAAAAAACTTTTTGATTATTTTATTGATAATAAATTAAATGAACTAATAAATGACATTGGAGATTTTTAAAATGCAACAGACCTATAGACCACTTATTTCTGAGGTTTTGAAAAAAGTAAATAATGCTAAAACCAAAAATGAAAAGATAAAAGTTCTTAGAGAACATGACAGTCAAGGATTGAGGATGGTAATAAAATCTTCTTTTGATCCAAAAATTAAATGGGTATTTCCACAAGGCCCTGTTCCTTACAGAGAGAATGAAGCTCCAGAGGGAACTGAACATAATAGATTAGAACTAGAGTCAAGAAAACTTTTCAGATTTATTCAGGGTGGAGATAATAAAACACCACAATTTAAAAAAGAAAATTTATTTCTTCAAATGCTCGAAAGTTTACATAAGAGTGAAGCAGAAATTGTAGTCTGGGCAAAAGATAAAGAACTTCATAAACACTTTAAAGGTTTATCTGCTGTAGTAGTTAGGGATGCATTTGGTTGGAATGAAAACTTTATGAGGCCTGAGTAGTGCCAACTTATGCTTTTAGAGATAAAGAAACTGGAGAAGTTTTTGAAAAGTTCTTACAGATGTCTTCTAGAGAAAGATTTTTGGAAGAAAATCCAAACTACACACAAGTTCCGAATGCAATAGGTGGATTTATTGCCTCTACTGGTGACAGGACACACAATACAGATGGTGGGTGGAATGAGGTTATGCAAAAAGCTGCTCATGCCCATCCACACAGTCCTTTAGCTGAAAGGTATGGAAAAAAGTCTCAAAAAGATATTGCGACTAGAGATGCAGTAAACAAATCTAGAAAAAAACTTGATGGTGCAATTGCAAAGGAAAAATAGTAATAAATAAACCTGTAGTGGCGAGACATTACAGCACGCCTCAATCTAAGGTTGAAAGCTGGGTAATCAATCCGCCATTCTACAGGGGTGATCCTCATCGGATCACCCCACCTTTATATTCGAAAGGATTAAAAATGTCAAAAGGTAAAAGAGTTCGTATAGATGATTTAATCACTGTAGAACCAATCACAGATAATCAAAAAGTAGTATTCGAAAAATATAAAAAAGGTCAAAACTTATTTCTTACTGGTGCAGCTGGCACAGGTAAAACATTCGTCTCTTTATATCTTGCAATGGAAGATGTCCTAGACCCCTCTACTCCATATGAGTGCGTTTATATAGTCAGGAGTGCAGTCCCTACCAGAGAGATAGGATTCTTGCCTGGCGATGAGGAAGACAAGACAGCGTTGTTCCAAGTACCATATCAGAACATGGTTCAATTTATGTTTGAACAACCAAACAAAGATGATTTTCTAATACTGTGGGACAAGTTAAAAAGTCAAGGGAGTGTCATGTTTTTAACGACATCTTTCCTGAGAGGCATAACACTTGATAATGCTATTATTATAGTTGATGAATGTCAGAATTTAAACTTCCACGAGTTAGATACTATAATGACTAGAGTTGGTCAAGATAGTAAAATTATTTTTTCTGGAGACTTCTTTCAATCTGATTTACAAAAAAATGGCGACAGAGAAGGTATGCAGAAATTTTTAAAGATTATTGATTCTATGGAGGAGTTTTCTGCCGTAGAATATAATGTAGGAGATATAGTGAGATCTGGTATAGTAAGAAGTTACTTAATTAATAAAATAAAACAAGGAATTGAATGATGCAAAAGAATTATGAAAAAAGTTTAGAACTTATTTTAGTTCATGAAGGCGGATTTGTAAACCACCCAGAAGATCCAGGCGGCATCACAAACATGGGAGTTACTAAAAGTGTTTACGAAGCATGGGTAGAAAAAGAAGTCACTGAAGAAGATATGAGAAATCTTACTGAAGATAATGTTGCTCCAATTTATAAGAAAAACTATTGGGATAGATGTAAGTGTGATGACTTAGCATCTGGTCTAGATTTGTGTGTTTTTGATTTTGGTGTAAATGCTGGAACAGGTCGTTCTGCTAGATTCTTACAAGCGTTAGTTGGAACAGTAGCTGATGGTGCTATCGGCCCAAACACAATTAGAAAAGTAAATGAATATGTTGGTCAAGAAGGTCTTGAGTCTACTATTAAAGACTTTCAAAAACATAGACAAGAGTATTATGAAGGTCTTAAACACTTTGAAACATTTGGTAAGGGTTGGACTAGACGAGTTGATGAGACAACTCATGAAGCACTAGAAATGATGGATTAATTACACTTGACTTTTTAGTAAACCTGTGTTATAATTAGTTTATATTATGAGAAATTTATTATGAATATTCGCCTTGCTTTTTTAAAGTTTTATGAGACATACAATCTTGTTATGGATCACAATAAAAACCCTTTACGACACATTCCAGATCCAGTATCAAGGATGTGGATTATGACTGTACTTGCTTGGATGTGGTGTATTGCATTTGGTCTTTATCTCGGTAGTGTAATCTACATGGGTGTAAGTCTTATTGCACACTTTAGTATTATCTTTATGATTATGTTTACTACATCTGTGTTTTATGATGCTGAGAATCGAGGTGATAGTTGGTTACTTGCATTAAGGGTAGATCAACTCAAAGCAAGAATAAAACAAAATCGTAAGAAGTTAAATAAAAGTGTGTGGGATATTGATAAAGAAGCTTAATCATTAAGGAAATTATATTATGTTGTCCAATGAACAATTTAAAGAACTCTCTGAGTTGGGAAACCCCCCAAAATTTATTCACAAAACTGTTGATGTGGGTGGAGATCTAAATACAAGGAGCGTAGATAAAAAAAGATTCTACGAAACATCTGATGGAAACCTTTATCCGTCTATTACAACCGTTTTGTCTAAGTACAAAAAGGAAGGTATAATTAAATGGCGTAAAAGGGTTGGTGAGGATGTTGCTAATCATATCATGCGAACCTCTGCAGCTAGAGGTAATGCTGTTCACTACATGTGTGAAGACTTTCTCAATAATAAAGAAGTTACAAAAGATGATAGAGAATTTCTTCCCTATATGTTATTCACACAATTGATGCCCGTTTTAGAAGAAAAAGTACAAAACATTAACGCACAAGAATGTGCTTTGTATTCTGAAAAATATCGAATTGCAGGTCGAGTTGACTGTATCGCTGAATGGGATGGTGTTTTATCAATCATTGACTTTAAGACCTCTCGGTCATACAGAACAGATGTATATAATGAAAGTTACTATATTCAAGCATCTGCTTATGCAGAAATGTTTGAAGAAAGGTCAGGTATTGAGATCAATCAAATAGTTATACTTTGCGTAACAGCAGACGGTGAAGTTCAAGAATTTGTTAAACAAAAACACGATTATTTACCTTTGTTAGTCAAAGCAATAGATAACTTCACTGAACAGTGGGAGGCAGAAAAAATTGGTAACTGAATCTAAAGAGTCTGAGTCAAAAGACAACATAATGACACCAACTAAGTTTTCTTTATCTATAGAAAATAAAGTTCTTCAAGGTGATTGTACGCACATGGAAGCTGTTCTAGATTATTGTGAGAAAAACGATTTAGACCCTAGTCACGTTAAACCACTACTGACAAAATCTTTAAAAGAAAAGATTGAAGTGAATGCTAGACAACTAAACTTTCTACCGAGAGTAGCACAATTACCAATATAAATAAACTATATGTTTAGACAGACCACTCTCAGAAATTCAATGTCTGCAAAAGGAATCGGTTTACACACAGGTAAACTGATTCATATAACGATTCGCCCTGCCCAAGAAGATACTGGAATAGTTTTTAATAGAGTAGATCTTCATAATGTATCCATACAATGTAAAGCAACCAACGTAACTAGTACCGAGTTATCGACCACCATATCAAACGGAAAGGGTGAACCATCAGTATCTACTGTGGAACATTTAATGGCAGCTTTTGCTGGACTAGGAATTGACAATGTATACGTTGATCTAGATGGGCCAGAAGTTCCAATTATGGATGGCAGTTCTTCTGCTTTTATCTTTTTAATTCAATCAGCAGGATTAACATCACAAAATAAACTTAGAAAGGTTATTAGAATTAAAAAAGAAGTCAGAGTAAATGATGGTGATAAACATGTTTGTTTAAAACCTTATGATGGTTTTAAGGTTGATTATAGTATTGATTTTAATC